AAGTCGATGGGTAATCAAAATCGACACAGTTTTTGGTGTGATGATCTACAGCAACGCAGAATGTATGGCGGCTGTCTGTATCTTGTCGACGCTTATGAAGCAGGGCGTATCAGTGCCAGTGACCCATTAAGTAATTGTGCAATTGCGATGAGCAGAGGGCAATGCAATGCCTTAGTGATGCGCCAAGAAGAGATTACAGCAGGTCATGCTTTGTACTATGTTGATGCAAAGCCTAAACCTGAAAAAATGAGTAGCACTATTGATGAAGAAAGTTATCAGCGAGGTTGGAATCAAGTGGGTCGTTCAATGGGCGAAGTACAGCCTATTGTCGTTAGACGACCTACTGCTCCTATCAAGAAGCAGTCTGATGAGCTTAGTTTAGGCAGCTTTGACATTGCTAGTGTTATTTCCAATGAAGTAAAGAAGACCAATAGTAAGTCAGTCGTGACCGAACAAATAGTAAAAATTAAACGTGAGATTATGACCATCATCAAAACCAACCCGAAACGAGCAAAGCTATTGCTTGATAAGGCAAAACAACTAGAACTATCCATTGCTTAGGAGATTATTATGACCTTTAAACCGATGTTATCGGCAAAACTTGAAACACCCACTTTCCCTTATCTAGCATCGCCTAAGTTAGATGGCATTCGCTGTGTGATAAAAGATGGTGTTGCTTTAAGTAGAACACTTAAACCCATTCCCAATAAACACATTCAATCTATATTAAGTGACCCAAAGTTTAATGATTTCGATGGGGAGATTATTTGCGGGGATCCAACTGATCCAGAGTGTTTTGGAAATACCACAACAGTCGTTATGTCACACGATAAGGTTGAAGACTTTTGTTTTTATGTATTTGATACTATAAGATTCCCAGATCAACCTTTTGAACAGCGAATTGATTGCGTTAACAAAGATTTCAATACATTGGGGATTCAATCGAAAATTATGAAAGTAGTTCCTCATACTTTAATTAGCAATCAGCAGGAGTTTGACGATCTTGAAGGTGCATTTCTTGAACAGGGTTACGAAGGTATGATGGTTCGTAGTCTATCAGGGAAATACAAGTTCGGCAGAGCAACGGCTAGAGAGAATATCTTAAGCAAGGTTAAACGCTTTGTAGATTCTGAAGCGGTCGTGATCGGCATAGAAGAGCTGATGCACAATGAGAACGAGAAGTCGGTCAATGAACTAGGTAGAAGCAAGCGATCATCACATCAAGAGGGCAAACGACCTGCTGACACAATGGGGGCTTTAGTCGTTAGAGATATAGTGACAGGTATTGAGTTCAATATCGGCACAGGTTTTGATGCCCTACAGCGTGATCAAATATGGCAAGATCGGGATAACATTATCGGCAAGACATTGACTTATAAGTCCTTTCATATTGGCGTGAAAGAAAAGCCTAGACACCCTGTTTTTAAATTCTGGCGTACAATCGGGTTTTAATTGATAATATCTCTTCTTATTCAGGAGAGACAATGTCTTACCGATTATCATTGGACGATATGTTCAAGTCATTTCCACATTTTTCACAAACACGAAAGTTGGCAATTGCCTTTGCTGTTTATACTCAAATGAGTATAACAGAGGTAATTCATCTGAAGTGGTCAGATACTGTTACGCTGAATTGGCGAGCTGAGTTGATATTGTCGAAGCTTGAAGCCTCTACTTTGACAGAGTATATCTTTTGGGAAGTTGTTAATGGTAAAGCTGAATCATTATTAGCTTTACCATTAATGGTCAATGCATCAATAGGTTGGTCTAGCTGGGATTGCTTTGTTAAGCGTTACCAGTGTGCTATCCCTATTGAGTTTAGCCGTGCTTATTTACCAGTCTGTTAACGAATTCCTCAGTTGCTTGTCGATCTGATATAGTAGATATTGAGGGATCTGAATTGTCAGACAGCGCCCTAATTTCATTTAGGATATGCTGTTCGTTTTGGGTAATGACTGAACCAAAGTTTTGCTCAACAACACGGAATAATTCCGGTGAGTATTCTAACATTGCCCGTTTTAATAATGCTTTTGCATCCAATTTTAATATTTTGGCAAACTCAGCCACCTTATGTAAAGGGACGCGTGTTTTGCCTTGTTTGAACATGGTTATGATGTTGGGTTTGTCAAAGCCCATTGTTTCCGCCATTTCAGATTGCTTAATGCCAGAGCTATTAATGGCGTCATTAAGGTACTCATGAAATAATTGATTCTTCACCTGTAATCTCCAAGAAATATAATTAGAATTTATCAGTTGTAAGTGACTTACCTAAGTAACTGCTTACTGATAAATTACAGAATAGCACCTGAAATATATAAAGCAAGTTTATTTGTTAAGATTCTATAAGGTGCAAAACCCTACAAAAGCTGTCAACAATGCACAACAATCCACAATAACCCTACTCTATAGAATGTTTTAGTTATCAAAATGTCACAGTTTACGCTTCCATTTATTTATCCTAAAAGCAAAATTTTTACTTTAAAAACCGCAAATAAATATATTCCGTTGTGAAATTTAATGTATATTAAGTCACTGGTAAGGTATCTTCCTTATTAATTAATTACAAGGTAAATAAGATGGTCTATTTGAAAATCAACAAACAAGATCTGGAAGAATCTGTTGATGAAAGTTTTATGCCAATTGAGTCATTGGTAATGGAGGGGGCGATTCTAACCCAATATCGTAACAACACTGGACAAGAAGTGCTGATAGTTGATAGCTTTGGAGATGATCTATTTATTATTAAGTAACCATCTTATCCCTGCTTGCTGTGTATATAATACATGTTCTTAAACAACAAACAGCAAGCAGATAAAGGGGTTCACTATGTCACACAATGTCGATGTTATCCGACAGTCTATTACTATCATTGCTAAAGTGCTTTCTGGCAAAGGTATTAAAGTTACACAATCAGGTACAAATGCTTATGTCGAGTCAACTGATGGCGTCCCTAAGCGCATTAATATTCCCTACATACCTGATAATGCATCCGATGATTTGATACTCGCTATCAACGGTTTCTTAGATCATGAAGTTGCACATGTCCTCTTTACAGATTTCACTATCTCTAAAAAAGAGCATTTTATCAATCAAGCCATTTTTCAAATTTACAATGCTATTGAAGATTGTCGGATTGAGAAATGTATGCGAGCTAAGTTTGCAGGGTCAAGAACGAATTTAGATGGCGTATCAACTTTCTTTATTGAAAAGTATATTCAACCAGAGTTCGTTAAAGCAGTCGATGAGAAGGAGATGTTGACGACTTTATTTACACCCGCAGTCAGAGCTTGGTCAGGACAAGATATCTTTCAAGACTATATGAAAGACAAATGGATACACATTACTCAGTTACAGGAACAGATAGCAGATGCTATCCCTAAAATTGCGTTAGTTAGGACAACACAAGATGCCATTGACTTAGCGCATGAAATTGGTAAACTACTGAAGAAAGATAAGTCACCAAAGACTGATAATAAAGAAAAAGGTAAACAAAAAGAGGAAAGTGAAGAAGAGCAGGGTGATCATGTTGACCCTCCTGAGTCTTTCGAGAAAGCAGAAGGTGATCTTAATCCAGACGCCGAAGCGCATGATGCTCCTGAAGACATTTCCGAGTTAGACGCATCTGAAAATGAGCCTGACGAAGCAGATAAAGAGCCTGATGATTCTGAGGACGATGACTCTGATGAGCCAAATGATGCATCTGATGATGCCGAATCAGGTGAGTCCGATGAAGCTAACCCCAGTGAGTCAGGTGAATCTGAGGAAGAGAGTGATGACTCCACTGATGCGGATGATGAGATTGAGGGTGAAGGTAGCATGGATGAAGAGCTTGATAAGTCTGACACTGGCATGACACTCGATCTTGAATCAGCCATTGAATCATCTACTTCTGATATATCCAAAACACTCTCTGATGCGATTGCTAAGGAAGTTGAAGACAATCTATCTACCTCTGAGTATTCAGTCTATAGCACCGAGTACGATAAAATTGAACGCTTGGATATTAGCAGAGCGGATAGTGATAAAGTTAAGTCGATTGTGGTTAAGTTAGAGTCTAGTGCTAGAGAAATCACCGGTCCTCTTCAGAAAACCCTAGAGCGCATCATTAAGTCTAAATCACTGGTCAGAAACCTGCCAGGGAAACGCAGTGGTCGTATTAATGCCGGATCGTTGTATCGTCTCAAGACAGGTGATGATCGTGTCTTTAGACAGCGAGAGATAGGTGTTAGTAATGATGTGGCAGTGTCATTAGTTGTTGACTGTTCAGGTTCAATGTCGGGTCAGAAGATACGCATAGCAATGGAAAGTGCTTACGCTTTGTGCGAGGTGTTGACCCGATTAGATATTAGCAATGAAGTGATAGGCTTTACCACTCTAGCTGATGATGTGATGTATGAGGAACATGCGCGATCAGGTGAGACACGTTCACTGCACCATTACTCAAGACGAGAGGCGTTACATCTACCTATTTTCAAAGGCTTTGATGAACGCTTCAGTGTCCTGCAAAAGCAACGCATGGCAGTGGGTAGTCGAATAAACAATACTAGCGGTTTACCTTTACGAAATAACGTAGATGGTGAGAGCTTGTTGTTGGCTGCAAAGCGTTTGATGAGGATGACTAAAGAGAGTACCAAGCAAATGATTGTCCTGTCAGACGGTTGCCCCTGTGCTTATGGCAATCATCATGAGATTCATAAAGATTTAAAGACCTCAATCGCTAAGATTGAGAAGATGGGTATTAACATCATCGGCATTGGTATTGATGATGTTAGTGTGAGGGACTTTTATAAGAATAACCTTGTTATTAGTAACGTCAGTGAATTGCCATCGCTGATCATTAAAGAGTTGCGGTCATTGCTTGTTTAATAGTAAGTCACCACTTACTAACCGACATGTAATTGATACAATAAGTCTCTTTAATTCAAACAGCAAAGCGCAAGCAAAGGATAACAAATGACTAAAATAACCTGTGAATTATGTGGCGAACAAGCCCACAGTATTCAGCTCCATCTTCGAGATTCGCACCCTAATTTTACATTAGAGCGTTATCAGAATGCTTACCCTCATGCGGAAACATTATCGCAATGGGGCAAAGAGCAGATAGCGAAAAGAAAAGAGGAGTTAGTAAAAACGCACATGGCGGGAGCAACTGCCTCAGTGTCAAGCATCGCAGGGTATTTAGCCCCTGAGAAAACAGCAATGTCAAAAGCATTTGGCTTACGCAAGTCGAAAGCAGCCTTATCATCATCAGGTAATGAAATCATGATCGATGTGTTTCGTCGAACAGGTGATTATCAAGACTTGATTCCTGATGTTGATAGTAACTATATCTTTCAGATCGACCTGTTAAAGAATGTCTTGATGGGGCTTGAGGAGAATATTCCGACTCTATTGTGGGGTCATGCGGGTACAGGCAAGTCTACGATGTTTGAACAAGTCTGTGCGCGTACCAATCGTCTCTATATGCGAGTTCAGCACACCGCTAATACTGAAGAGTCTCATATCATCGGGCAAATATTAGCGAACTCAACAGGTACTTACTTCGAGCCTGGTCCGCTGACCTTAGCGATGAAATATGGCTTTGTCTACAATGCTGATGAGTATGACTTTGCTCACGCCTCAATACTTGCTGTATATCAGCCTGTTTTAGAAGGTAAGTCACTGGTGATTAAAGAAGCTCCACCAGAATGGCGAACAATCAAACCGCATAAGAACTTTAGATTTGTCGCAACAGGCAATACTAACGGTTCAGGCGATGAAACAGGGCTGTATTCAGGAACAAACATGGGTAATGCAGCCAACTACTCACGTTTTGGTATTACTGATCATGTTCGTTACATGCCTAAACGTCAAGAGTCTGCTGTGATAGCCGCACAGGGCGACATTGAAATGGATGATGCTCGACTGTTAGTTGAATTTGCAACCAAGATTCGAGATGCTTTTGCCTCATCGCAAATGTCATCAACCATCGGTCCTCGTGAATTGATATTTGCAGCCAAGTTAGGCTTGAGAAAGGGTAGTTGGAAGCGAGGTGTTGAGTTAGCGTTCATCAACAGAATGGGTTTAGTTGATCGAGAAGTTGCTACAGGCATTGCTCAACGTGTATTTGCAGATGGCGCTACCTTGTTAGACGAGATAGAAGCATCCACAGACAGTTATGAATCGGCTTACTAAGCAGTAATTATGACAACAATTGGTTGCTATGGATCGGTGATTTGTAACAAAGCCGAAAGCGAGATTTGCCAAAAGTGCAGTCTCGCCATTGCTTGCTTTGAGTTAGTCAAAGAAAACACCGAGAAGATTAAAGCAAGACTTGAAACTGACACCTCCAAACTTGAACGCAGGAATTATCAGCGTGATGTTATGGCGGGGAAAGTAACGAACGTCATCCCTCAATCTGGCAAGCGAGAAACCCTAACAGACTATCAAAAGTCCATTGTAGAGAATGAAGCGTTTCCTATTAAGTCAAGAAAGTTGGTCGCTTCATTGTTTAGAAAAGGTATCACTGGTGGTTACTTGAGAACGCTGTTAAAGGCGGGAGTTAACCCCTTCGCAAACAGCACCCCTGTTATTCTCGATGTCACCTGTCGTCTCATTATGAGAGGCAGTTTAAGTAGGGCAAAATTAAGAAGCGCCTTTATCAGTCTAGGACAGAGTGATAAGACAGCATTGGCACAAGCGAATGTTGTCGTTCATGGTTTCTTGATGATGGGCGTATTAACAATTGATTTAAAACTAAGAGGTGGTTAATGACAGAACGATAAAGCGGTATGACTAGCACCAAAAATTACTTATATAAAATTAAAGGACACAACCAAATGATAAAGCCCCTTTATTTATACTCCGCACGCAGTCACTTTTCAATTGGTGAAAGCATGTTGAGTCCAAAGAAGATTGTACAAATAGCACAGCGTGACGGCTTTAATACAGTCGCTCTCGTTGATACCATGACGATATCAGGCATGACTGAGTTCATTAGTGAATGCAAAAAAGCCTCTATCAAACCTATCATTGGATGCAGACTTCGCATTGTCAAAGATTTGGATTATAGAAAGCCTGCCAGAACGTCTAACGAGTTGCCTAAACGCATACCCGAATGGTACCCCAAAGTCTACGTTAAGAATGAACAAGGTATGGTTGAGCTAATGAAGTTATTATCATTAGCCAGTAGCCCAGAACGCTTCTATTACGAAGCCCGCCTCTCTTTTGAGGATCTATTAGTGATCTTGAAAAATGACAATTTGATTATCTCAACAGGTGATCAACAGAACATTTTTGCCTTACATGATGATGACTACAATTATGAGTTATTGATTGATAGATTACTTAGCGAAACCAAGCGTCAAAATTGCTTTGTAGAGCTATTTAATAACAATTCTATATTCAGCACTACGTTAAACAAAAAAGTGTCTGAAATCGCAGAATCTTCGATGGCATTTACGCTATTAACTAATACATTACTCTATGATGTTGAAAGCGATGCCGATACGTTAGATGTATTGACAGTTATCATCTCCAACAATCGCATACGCGATTCATGGCGACCCAAACAGCATGACAAATCCTTCTACGCAAAAAGCCCTGAGCAGTTGACTCAAGAAATGCAGGAGTTTGAAGTAGAATATAACGGCATCGATGAGTTGATTAATGGCTGTCAATACGAATGGAAGCCCATGTCTGTATCACTGCCTAAAATGGCAGAAGATGAGCAGTCTGAGATTGTTAGACAGGTTACACTGGGTTGGAAGGAGCGTATTAAAAAACCTATCATGGGTTATATGCCGCCTGATGAGTTAATTCCGCTCTACAAAGAACGCTTAGCTTACGAACTATCGGTATTAAGAAAGATGCGCTTCGAGCGTTACTTCTTGGTAGTACAAGACGTAGTAAAGTGGTCAAAGCAGAAAACGATTATGGTCGGTCCAGGTCGAGGCTCAGCCGCAGGGAGTCTAGTGTCTTTTCTGATGGGCATTACCGATGTTGACCCTATCCGCTTTAATCTTCTGTTTGAGCGATTCATTAACCCTGATCGTCTTGATCTTCCTGATGTCGATTTAGATTTTATGTCTACGAGACGAGGCGAGATCATCGATTATCTAGTTGAGAAATACGGTGCAGATCGTGTTGCAGGTATCAGTAACTATGGCACATTAGCCTCCGCATCTGCATTGAGAGATTGTGGCAGAGTGTACGGCTTGTCAAATGAGGATTTATCAGCAACACGCTATGTACCTAAAGAAAATGGTGCATCGTTCACGCTGACAGAAGCCGCTATTGCAGTACCCGCCATTGAATCATTTAAAGTGAATTATCCTGATATCTGGCATCACGCAACTCGACTTGAAGGTGTCATGCGTTCGTTAGGAAAACATGCCGCTGGTATTGTTGTCGCTGATGAACCTATCAGCAATCGAGCGGTCGTTGAAACACGATCAGGCACAGCGTTAGTTAATTGGGATAGAAACTCAGTTGAAAGCTGGGGCTTGGTAAAGATGGATATCTTGGGGCTATCAACGCTTGATACCCTCAGAATTGCATTGGACTATATCAAAGAGAATCACTCCATTGATCTTGATTTACTCAGTTTGCCCATTGATGATTATGAAACGATGAAGGGTTTCTCACTGGGTAAAACGATAGGTATCTTTCAGTTCAACTCAGGCGGTATGCGACATTTGCTGAAAGAGCTTGCAAAAGGTGGCATGTTAAACTTTGAGGATATTTGTGCAACTACTGCACTCTATCGTCCGGGTCCAATGGAATCTGGCATGATGGATACTTACATCAAAGTTAAGCAAGGCATTGAAGACCCTGAGTATGATCACCCTAAGATGAAACATGCACTGCAAGCAACTGGGGGTGTTTTTATCTACCAAGAGTCCGTCATGCAGATCGCAAGAGATTTGGCAGGTTATACAATGGCTGATGCTGACAAGCTTCGTAAGATCATGGGCAAAAAGCAACGTGATGAGATGGAGAAACAGCGTGATAAGTTCGTCAGTGGCTGTGTTAAATATTCTGATATGAATGAAGCTAAAGCAGGGGAGCTATTTGACAAGATTGATAAGTTTGCTGGCTATGGTTTCAATAGATCGCATTCGGTCGTTTATTCAGTTATCTCTTATTGGTCGATGTATTTAAAGACGCATTACTCAGCCGAATACTTTGCAGCCATGCTGACGACCGTTGATAAAGAAGATCAGCTTCAGGCTGCATTATTTGATGCCCAAAAATACAATGTCTATGTTGTACCACCTGATATCAATATCTCAACCAATCGCTTTGAGTTCAGACATGAGCCTGATGAGATTCATCTAGTTGCTCCTTTCAACAAGCTTAAAGGTTTGTCAGAGAAGACAGCGTTAGCTATCTTAGAGGCTAGAGCAACAGTCGGTGGAAAATTTAAAAGTAGAGCAAACCTATTAGCCAATGTTAGACGTAGAAACTGCACCAGTAAGCATATGAACATTCTGGATCTGGTCGGTAGCTTTGCTAACATTGAAGCAGGCACTCTACCCGTAAGACACCCTGATCGACTCAAAGATCAGATTGAGCTATTGCCTGGATTGGTCTGTGAATATGTGAAAGCCGATCGCTATACCAAGCTCAGTGATATTGCCCCTCAAGCGAGTGCATTGATACGAGGTATTCGTGCTTGTGAGGCGTGCTTGATGAAAGATGAGAAGCATTGTCTACCAATAGCGGGTAACAAAGTGAAGTTTATGGTGATCACTGATAGTCCTAACTCAACTGAAGCATTAGAGGGTAAGTCACTGAAAGGGGAGGGTTGTCGCTACATGCTGGGGGCAATGAAAGAGGCGAACATAAAGAAGACTAATGGTTACTTTACGACTTTGGTTAAAGTACAAAAGCCTAAAGAAATCAAGACGTTCCCCAATGAAGTTCTTCTATCGTGTACAAAGTTTATTGATGAAGAGATTAAGCTTGTTAACCCTGCTGTGATCGTTGCAATGGGCGGTGCGACTATTCGACATTTCTACCCTGACGTTAAGGGCAGTTGGTCAGAACTATGTGGCAGAGTTATCTACAACAAAGAACTGGATGCAAATATCGTTTTTGGTATAAATCCACAGATGTGTTTTTTCAGAGAAGAAGCGCAAGCAATGATGGACGATGTTTTCAGAAAAGTGTATGAAATGGTCGAATAAAAGTAAGTCACTACTTACCAAACTATTCCGTAATATTGAGCGTATAATTAACACTCAAACAACAAATAGAGAAAAAATATGAAACTAACCATAGCTGAAGAGGGTTTTTCGACCCAAATGCTGAATGATGTTGAGTTCTCACCAGAGAATTTAGATGTCGCCTATGTTGAGCAAGCAAGCTTATTTGCTTACTATGCAGAACAGTCCAGATTGGCATCTAAGAAGATGGACAACTTTAAACTCAGAATCAATACCATTGAAGCTGAACTTGATAAAGAGTGCCGTGATGAAGCGATTTTCAACTGTACAAAAATCACTGAAAAGGCGATTGAACAGTCTATTGCCCGAAATGAAAAATACATTAAATCTGTATTGGCTTTTAACGATGCTAAAGCAACACACCAAATGTTGCGTGACATACTAGACGCTTTCAAACAGCGTAAAGACATGCTGATGCAAATAGGTTTAACACGCAGAGACGAAATGAAAGCAGGGTCAATGCGAGTGAACGAAAGTTCACAGGATGAATTGAGGGCAAGAAGAGAGAGTCTTGTTCGCTAAAGAATTAGGATGATACATAAGTCACGGATGACTTAAAACTTTGAAAACTAAATAAAATAGGAAAACAAAATGGCAACTTTAAAAGAATTGATGGCACTCAAAAAATCTCAAATCGCCGAGTCATCAGGCAAACGTACTCAAACAGTAAAACCTAGCATGGGAAGCACTCGTTTTAGAATTCTCCCTTCGTGGAGAGGTGCTGATTCTCAGTTTTATCATGACTTTGGTCAGCATTTCATCAGAACTTCCCCTGATGTAAAACCTATCGTCTATGTCTGTGTTGAAAAGACATTCAATAAACCTTGCATAATCTGTGACGGTTTAAGAGATGGCTTTCATACAGCGAAAGATGATGCTTCTAAAAAATTGATAAAGGATTGCTTTGCTTCAAGTCGCATTCTTTTGAATGCTTTGGAGATCGATAAAGATAAATCTACACCTGTCATTCTTGAATTATCACCCACCACTTTTGACAAGGTGATTGATATCATTCAACAAAATGCCGATGCTGATAATGAGGACTTTAACATCGTCACCGATATGGAAAACGGTGTTGATATTATCATTACACGATCAGGCACAGGCTTGGGTACCGAATATGGTGTTCAACCTGCTTTGAAGGGTAGCGTTGCGGTGAGTCAGTCGGTACTGGCTAAACTTAATAACCTTGATCAGTTCGTTGCTCAAGAGCAAGAGTTGGCACTCTTGAAAGCCTCAAATGCAGTACAACAAGCTGTTGGTAATGTCGCCAAAGCATTACCCTTAGTATCATCTAAAGATATTGAATTTGACGATGATGACGTACCTTATCACGCTTCGCCTGATGTGATTGAAAGTACGTCATCCTATGTCAAATCAGAAAAGCTCTCCGATGATGAGCTGAATCTTATGCTTGATGAGCTGGATGATTAGTAAGTAAGTAGTGACCTATCTTTGGGGGTGTAACAGCCCCCATTTTACTTTGGAGACTTATGAAATATTTATTAATCGATGGTAATAGCATTGGTAGAGCATCACATTGTTCTACAAAACTAACAATTGGTGATGAAGAGGTTCAAGCTATTTACGGAACACTTCGCACTATTCAAGCTTTATTAAAAACCTACCCTAATGCAAAGCCCGTTGTACTTTGGGATGGACGAGCGCAATGGCGTTACGATCTATTCCCTCTTTATAAGGGTACTAGAGCCGATAATCCACAGAAAATTGCTGAAACAGCGAGTTATCACCTACAACAAAAGCAGATTAGAGTAGCGTTGACGCATTTAGGTGTTCAACAAGTGCTAGATAAAGATGCTGAAGCGGATGACTTGGCGGGCTATATTTCAAGAAAATTAGATGCTAACGGCAATCACATCACGCTGATTACAGGTGACAAAGATTGGCAACAACTGGTCACAGCCAATGTTGATTGGTTAGATCATCGTACAAACGGCTATGTTAATGCAGCCAACTTCAAAGATGTAACAGGCTATAAAAACTCAAATCAGTTCGTTGAAGCAAAATGCCTCATGGGTGATTCTTCAGACAATATTCCTGGGGTAGGGGGTATTGGTGAAAAATGGGCTACTGAACTGATGGAACGCTATGAGTCGGTCGATAGCTTTTTAAGTATTGAGCATGACAGATCAACGATGCCTAAACCACATCGACGATTCGCTGATAACGAGTCACCTTTTGATTCTGTAAAGTTTGGCAAGATGTTACCTGCACAAGATGCCTTTGTGCGTAACATGAAATTAATGAAGCTGGACAACTACACACCGCACAAATCAACGCTCAAGTTAGAGGGCGGATCAACAACTTTCAACAAGAGTGCCTTTATTGACTTTTGTCATGATCGATTGTTTCACTCCATTCTAACGCAGTTAGATTCATGGATAGCCCCTTTTCAACAGTTAGGAGAAAGCGCATGAGCGTAGCAATAGCAGAACTAATGGCGGCATTAGATAAGTCAATCGGTGAAAATGCTGAAGCACAAGGTGTGACAAAATATATAGATACGGGGTATCCACCACTTAATAAAATAATATCAGGAAGGTATGATGGAGGCTTGCCCTTTGGTCGTATGCTTGAGATGTTTGGTGATTCATCAACAGGCAAGACAGCTTTGGCAACACAGTGGATGATCAATGCTCAACGAATGGGTGGTGTAGCTATCTTCATCGATTGGGAACGCTCATTTGATGTTGAAATGGCAAAGCAGATGGGTTTGTTAACAGATAGACCCTATTGGATTTACTCACGACCCCGAACATGGGAAGAGGGTAATATCACCGCAACTAAAGCCGCTCAGTTGATTCGTAAGTCAAAAGTAATTTCACCTGATGCACCGATCATTGCTGTCTTTGACTCAATTGCAGCCGCTATCCCTAAATCATCGGACGGCAAAGAGATTGATGAACTGACTATGAATGACACCTCAGCTTTATCGAGAGTGACCTCAACTACTTTAAAATCACAAGCGCAACATGCGGCAGATTTTGATGCCACTTTTGTCTATCTGAATCAAACTAGAGAAAAGATCGGGGTGATGTTCGGTAGCAAAGTAGGAACGCCAGGTGGTAAAGCAATGGAGTTCTACTCAACCGCACGACTCGCTTTATCCAGAGCAAGAGTGATGGAAGAGAAAGGTAAGGACAAAGAAATGATTGGTCAGGATATTAAGATCAGTTGTATCAAGTCCAAGATGACAGCACCTTTTAAGACTTGTACCTTGCGTTTATCGTTTGACGAGTTAGGCATGGCATCTTTTGATACCATCTTGAGCTTAGTAGATTATCTTGCTGAAAAGGGTGCTATCGAAAAAGATGGCGCTCGCTATCTATGGGATGGTGCAAAGCTTTACAAGAAGCAGTTGGCGGATAAGGTAAGAGAAGCGGGTGAGTATCAGCGTTTGGTAGATTTAGCTAAAACTTTGTAGCGCGTTTTACCATTTATGACTAGAGTATTGCGTATAACTCAGGAGGTTATATGCAAACTCAACTCTCATACCGAGATGTCACGCTCAGTGATAACACCTATACAGCAACTAAACGGGTACTTTGCGATCGTTGTGATCACCCTGTATGTTCAAACTTTGCCGCTATGCAATGTGCTGACTTTACTCCACGATTAAATTTCAAAGCGCCATTAATGGGTTTTGATTTCCCTCGTTTTAATACTTTTAGATGTGGAACAGCATGGGCAAAGCGTCTGCAAAAAGGTTCGTTAGTCGCTATTTTTAATACCAAGACATACACAGTAGTAGGGCATGCTTATGTTACCGAAGTTCATTTCGGGAACAAACAGCGAATGGCTGAATTACATGGGCTGTTCAATCACAGTATGCTTGCCCTTGAGATAGTTGATAATATAGCTGAAACAATGCTGAAGAGATTAAAAAACTCATCAGGGTCAATGATTTACAATAGTTCCGATGATGTATCGGTTATTTATTTGGAGATGTTAGATGGCAACGAAAAAGAAAAACATATGGCTGTTAGTAGAGAATAATTACGGTACTGTTGGTTTGTACGGACACTATCTTCAGAATGTCATAACAGGGGAAGTTATGTACAAGGCTATTAAGAAGAATAGACGAACAGGTATTCATCAATTAACTAATACCATATCAGTCGATCTTAAAACACTAGAAGAGGCAAGAGCGATAGGGGTGAGAGCAATTGCCGTTAGTTTTACGCAATCGAAGGATAAATTTATCACCAATATCAGTGATTTTTTTGAAAAAGGTATTAAAAATTTTGACAAGGGCGATCGCGCTATGCAGGTTAGATTGTCTGTGTTGAGCTTCATTGAGCGAAAGTCGGACGAACTTGAGCGTGTGTAAATAGCCGACAAGGTAAGTAAGTAGTGAGTTATTAAGTGTTATAATACAAGCTTAATAACTAAGAGAGAAAATTATGAAACGAGGCAAAAGATGATTTCGCTGGCTGCAACCTGCTTAGCGTTAACTGTTTATTTTGAAAGCAGAGGCGAACCAAGTATGGGTCAGCATTATGTAGCGCATGTAGTCATGAACCGATCTGAAGACTATGAAGGAAAAAAGATATGTGCTGCCGTGTTCGATAGAAACCAATTTTCTTGGGTGAATGACATAAGACGATCCAATGATTTATCAGTAATGGCTAGAAGAGCATTGAAAAATGTTTCTGATAAGAAAGCTTGGGATGAATCGTTAGATGTCGCTTCAAAGGTCATAAGTAGAAGACGGGATATTACACATGGAGCAATGTATTTTAACGAGAGGCGAATGGGTATTCGATATGTAACCAGTATCAAGCCTAAGCGCATTGGCAATCAAATTTACTACTGAGAGAAGCATGAAAGATATTGTAGGAAAAGAGATTAAACAGGGCGATACCGTTGTCATTGCATTTAATGGCAAGACGGCTATTCAACTAGGCAAAGTTTTAAGCTTTACAAATAATGAAAAGGTAAGAGTCGAGGTCGGTAAGACTTACTTTTTAAGATTGCCCGAACAACTTTGCTATGTTGAAACAACATGATAGCCGAGTTATTGGTAGATGCCTTCTTGCTGTGTATGAAGGTGTTTGTAGTTGTTATCGTTCTTCCAACCTACGCTGTAGTGATATGTTTAATACAACTTTGGCTAGAAAAGAGGAAGATTTATAATTATTTCTTTGGAAAATAATATGAGTTATTTGCTAATTTCTGATGTCCACTTTCATGCTTGGACATCATTCTCAACCACAACGGCAGACGGCATTAACAGTCGTCTGCAAATTACCATCGATGAAATCAAACGCGCTACCAATGTGCATATATCAAAAGGTGGCACACCACGTTTAGTCATTGCAGGCGATGTATTTCACAAACGCGGTTCAGTACAAACCAGTGTTTTAAACCCCGTACTCGATTTATTTAAAGAATTAAGCTTAGCAGGTTGGGAGACGTTTATGCTGACAGGCAATCACGATCTTGAATCAAAGGATTCATCCCGACTAAACAGTTCAATTACGGCATTAGAACTGTGTGCAGGTACAAAAGTGTACAGTCAGTCAGCCGTCAATTGCGATGTGAAGATAGTATTTATTCCCTGGTTTGCCGATGTTAAGGCATTGAAGGAAGAAATTGAGACATTAGATACCTTTGTAGGTAAGAAATCAGATTATGATTTAATTATTCATGCCCCTGTTGATGACGTTATCTACGGACTACCTGAGCATGGGTTAACTGCCAGTTACTTAGCTGACTTGGGCTTTAAACGAGTGTTCTCTGGACACTATCATAATCACAAAGAGTTTACTGGCGGTGTCTACTCGATAGGCGCAACAACACATCAAACCTTCTCAGATATTGGCAGTAAAGCGGGTTCATTGTCCGTATTTGATGACAAAGTGATTTGGAACGCCTCACATGCTCCAAAGTTTGTCGATATTAATGCTGATAACTTCGATGAAGCGGAATTATTAATTGATGGTAACTATGTACGCTGCCGTATCAATGTCAGCAAGGACTCAGAAGTTAGCGAACTCAGAACTCAGTTTGAGGCGTGGGGGGCTAAAGGTATTATCATTAATCAGATTAAAGATTCAGCGATTACCGAACGTACTGGCAAGATTACATCCAGCGATGTGCGTAGCCTAGAGCAATCAATAGCGCATTTTATAAGCCTAAAAGGTTATGACACTGCCGTATCAGAATTGTGTGCTGAGATATTAAATGAAGTAGAGGAGATTGCATGAAGATTAAGTCACTAACCATATCGAATTTTCTCATTATTGGCGAAGCTAAGATTAATCTTGATAACAGAGGTTTATTGTTAGTACAAGGTGAGAATGAAGATGATTCATCTGCCAATAGCAATGGGGCGGGTAAAAGCAGTATCGTTGATGCGATCAGTTGGTGTCTATTTGGCGAAACAGCTAGAGGTGTATCAGGTGATAGTGTCGTCAATAACACAATAGGCAAAGATTGTTGTGTGAGCGTCATTGTTCAAGATGGTGATAAAGAATACGGCATATCACGGTATAGAAAGCATTCAGTTAGGCAAAATGACTTAACCGTATGGTTATGGCAAGAAGGCGGCTTAGCTCTTGAGTTAGACAAAGGTACAACTAAGCTCACACAAGGCGTGGTAGATAGAATTGTCGGCTGTAGTTATGAAGTGTTCATTGCTGCCGTCTATTCAGGTCAAGAAATGATGCCCGATTTACCTGCAATGACTGATAAGCAATTAAAGATGATTGTCGAAGAAGCGGCAGGTATTGAACGACTTCAAGCCGCTCACGAAGTGGCATTATTTAAAAACAAAATGATGCAGGTGGAGGCTGATGCAAAGTCCTCACAGTTGGACTTAAACAAAGCATTATTGTCTTCAAATGAGGAAGAGCTACGCACATTGACAGACATGGAAGCAAAGCATGAAGTGGTTCGCTCTGGGAACATACGAGATAAGACGATCGCTTTAGGGGTCAAAGAGGAATTTAAAGATAAATTGCCAAGTTCTCATCCGGAATTAAGAGAAGAGCTTATTAAGGAGATGGCTTTATTAATTGCAAAAATCGATAACCCTGCTGAAAAGGAAAATCTAAAAGTTCACGCTGGTAATGTGAAAAGTGCGGAATCGCGAATTGCTGTTACTGAAACAGAAAGCAGAATTGCAAATAGAACCGCTAGAGATTTAAAGCTTGGGTTAGAAAAATTTGACGAGCTTCTTGGTACGGAATGCACTGAGTGTGGAAAAGAGTATTGCGGTGAGGATTTGATTCACGCAATGGCAAACGCAAAGAGCAAGTTAAGATTGAGTTTATTAAATTTAAAGACATGCAAAGAGCATGAGGAGAAAGCAAAAGAGCTTCTAAATATCGCACTGACAGAGCAAAAAACTTTTATTGATACGCTGACAGATGTTAGCGAATTATTGAAGCGTCACAGCAATTTAAATGCTCAGGTTAGTGAGTCGAACAAGAGGGAGTTAAAGCATAAAGAAGTGAATGCCGAGATTGATGCGTTAATATTAAGCATCGAACAAGAGCAAGAAAGAGAGAACCCTTTTACAGCAATGGTAAAGAACAGATCGGGTGAGATTGACAGCCTTAAAGTTAAAAATAAGTCAATCACCGCTGAGTTATTTTTGCTGATGGAGAAATGCAATGTATCTCTACAGGCTATTGAAGTGTTTAGCAGAACAGGGGTAAGGGCGCACATACTTGATACCGTCACGCCATTTCTCAATGAACGTACGGCTGAGTATTTAGGGACATTGACTGATGGCAATATTACCGCATCGTGGTCAACACTTAACAAAACAGCTAAGGGTGATTTGCGAGAGAAGTTTGGCATTGCAGTAGCTAAGAGAAATGGCAGTGAGAACTTTGCAGGATTGTCTGGTGGGGAGAAACGCAAAGTGCGTCTATCCACTTCAATGGCTTTACAAGATTTGGTCGCTAGTCGTGCTACTAAGCCAATTGAGTTTCAACTGTATGACGAAATTGATGATGCCCTTGATGTATCAGGGTTAGAGCGTTTAATGACTATCTTAGACAAAAGAGGTCGAGAGAAAGGTACAGTGATTGTCATTAGTCATAATGACTTAGGTGCTTGGATAGATCAGTCAGTTACGGTGACTAATTCAGGTGGGGTTTCAACAATAGAGGACAGATAATGGATACTACAACAGTAGGCGCTCTCAAAACATTTTTAACTGAGCATACTGAACAGGCTAAAAAGGTCATTCGAGATTATCGATTAAAGAACAAGACCGATATCGTCTTTAAGTCATACAAGGCGCTTCAATTGGCTTACTTTGATGGGAACAAAGATGGATATAGAACAGTTAAGTGCAATAGCGGTGATCCGTTTTATTTTAGAAGTTTCTATATTGGTAAAAAGGGCGATGTCATCTTTATATTTCATTCGCCAAAATTTTCCAACAGCACAGCGGATAGAATTGAAATCAAATTAGAAATGGCGTTCTTAGAGTTGCCTCCCTTTGCGGAACATATTTTTGATCTGTTTGGGGATTTGATAAAAGAAAGCTTAGTTTTAATTAGAGAGGCTGAGGTTAGAAAGAGTTTAATGGAAAAAGCGCAACATCAATTGGAGCAAGAAAAAATAAAAGAAGCAAAGGCTGCAAAATATGCAGGGAAATTAAGTTACGGAGCATGGTAATGATTAAGATTGTAGGTATAGACATTAGTTTAAACAATATTGGCATCTGCAAAGCGGTGATTGACGATAACAAGGTGGTAATTACCGAGTTGCAGTTAATACAGCCACCTAAAGCAGATGCTGTTGCAAAGAAACAGGTCAGAAAAAATAGCGATGACTTGAGAAGAGCAAGATGGCTGCAAGATAATCTGATGTTAGCGATTGCTGATTGCCAGATTATTTCAGTTGAAATGCCCTTTGGATCTCAATCTGCGAGAGCAATGGCTTCGTATGGGATTTGTGTCGGAGTATTGGCAAGCGTTAAGAAGCCAATGATTGAAGTGACACCTGCCGAAGTTAAATTGGCAGGGTTTGGGGTAAAGACTGCAACTAAACAGGAGATGATTGTATGGGCAACTGAGAAACACCCCGATGCGAATTGGAAAATGAGAACACTTAAAGGAAAACAAGTGCTTACAGCGGATAATGAACACATGGCTGATGCCGTAGCTTGCATCTATGCAGGCATGAAAACAGAGCAATTTAAGACTGCTATTGCGATGGCGGATATGTTTAGAAAAGAATTTGACAAAATAGCTGCCTAATAAATAGTAAGTAATTGGTGACTGACTTATAATCGTTCACCAATTGGAATTAAACATGGGAATAAAATGGAAATTGTAAAAAGAAGTGGAAATAAAGAAACAATTAGTATTGAAAAGATTCATAAAGCGGTGTCATGGGCATGTGAAGGGTTGGACGTTTCACTATCGGCTATCGAAACAGGCGCACATATTCAATTCTTTGATGGTATCAAATCTGAACAAATTCAAAAGGCGTTGATGAACTCAGCCGCCAGTCTGATTGATAAGGATAAGATGGATTATGAGTACGCGGCAGCCCGCTTGCTACTGCAACAAATTTACAAAGAAGTAACAGGTGGCAGTATTCAATACCCACCGATGTTTGACTATGTTGTGACAGCCATCAGTGAAGATAGATTAAGCAGAGACATGCTGGATTTTGATTTTGACATGATTGATGCCGCTATTGATCAATCCAGAGATATGAAGTTCAAATATTTAGGAATGCAGACAATCTATGATCGATATTTGATTAGAGCAGAACCTACTGATGATCAGTTGATAGGTGACTTGATTGAATTGCCACAGCATTTTTGGATGCGTGTAGCGATGGGTATTGCTTTAAATGAAACACTAGAAACACGCACAGAGTGGGCTATTAAGTTCTATGACCTACTGTCTACTTTTAAATTCGTCAACTCAACCCCTACCTTGTTTAACTCAGGCACTAAGCATTCGCAAATGAGTTCATGTTATGTGGTGACAGTTAACGACTCTATCTGGGAACACGATGAAACAGCTTCTAATTTGGGAAAAGGTATCTTTGCATCCACCACTGAGTGCGCTTTGTACTCAAAATTTTCAGGGGGCATTGGTGCAGATTGGACTCGTGTTAGACCAACTGGCGGTCACATTAAGTCAACTAATGGTGTTTCTTCGGGGATTATTCCTTACCTAAAAGCATTTAACGATACATCAGTCGCCGTCAATCAAGGTGGCAAGCGTGCCGGTAGCTTTGCTGTCTACTTGGAACCCTGGCATGGTGATATTGAACGCTTCTTGGATTTAAAGAAGCCTAATGGCGATGAGCGTCTACGAGCGAGAGAATTGTTTCCTGCTTTGTGGGTGAATGATCTGTTTATGGAACGAGTGCGTGACAAAAAGCAATGGTCACTCTTCTGTTCAAGTAAAAATGCCGATCTGCATGAGTTATATGGGAATGACTTTAAATTAGCTTATGAGTCAGCAGAAGCGCGTGGCGATGCGATTCGTACCGTAGATGCATTCGACTTGTGGAAGAAGATTATCACTGCGCTAGTCGAGTCAGGTGCGCCCTGGATTACCTTTAAAGATGAAATGAACAGACGTAACCCACAATCTCATGATGGGGTAATTCATAGTTCTAATTTATGTACCGAAATTGCCCTCAATAATTCAGATTCCGAGAGTTCAGTCTGTAACTTAGGGTCAATTAATGTTGCCGAGTGTAATCCTACTGAGTTTGAAGTTATTATCCCTATCGCTATGCGTATGTTGGATAACGTCATTGATTTAAACCTCTACCCAACTGACAAAGCTAAGCGTTCCAA